GTGCAGAAGGCTGCCGAGACGTCCGGAAAGCCCGTCTGGGCGTTTGCCGATCGACCCATGAGATCGATCATACCCCGCATGACGGCACCAAGGATTGCCTGGTTGTCTTCCAGAAGCTCTGCGTCAGGTTCACCAGTAACCGAACGATTCACAGGAAGATAGGGAACAACGACCAAAGGAATTTCTTGATCAGGGTAAGGGTTCTCTTCCATTCGGATCATCACGTTGCCGATCCAAGTGGCTACGATAGGCTTCAGAACCCCAGTGCCTTCCACGTCGTAGTAGCCCCAGTATTCATAAGCCACCACACGCTTCCTCAGCTCATCTTTGAACTGGGTAGCATCATCTACGTTCGTTGCATGGTCAGGCTGATGTGCTGGCGTCTGGGACGACCAGACAACCTTATCAAGATTCTTGTACCGACCGTCTTTCATCAGATCGGCTTTGGATGTTTCAAAACTGAAGACAGCAAACTTCGCCTTGCTGGCGTCACCTTCACAGGTGGGATCCAGATAGACATTCTCGTAGTGGACGATCGAAAGCGTGGGATGGTTCTTTACCAACCGCTCTTCTTCGACAGTCTCAGTGCCAACCTGATTGGCAATGGCCGGCACACCTGTCTCAGCTGTGTACTCGGCAGCCTTTTGAACTTGGAGAGGCAGTTGTTCGAACCCCTGGGGATTCTCCTGCATCAGAGCCAGAGCCTGCTGAATCACTTGCAGCTGTGCCTGGTTCTGGACTTCGGCATATTCCCAGACAGGTACTTCAACCTGCTCTTTGACTGTTTCCCGGACCCAACCAAGCCGCACAAAACAGGTGCCTTCGTCGACAGTCGTTCTGACGTATTGGTCGATGAATTTGACGGGGTTCAGTTTGGTTCGAAACTGCCAGTTCAGAAGAAGCTCATTATCTCGAGCTCCCTTCACATCTTCCCAGGTCACAGGACCCACGTTGAACATCTTGTCAGACGACAAGAAAGGCTCACTCAGGGCTGCATATCTCCACTCTGCCTGACGACGAACCAGCTTGGGCTGAACAGCTGAGCGGTTCTTCTTTTCTTTGGGTTTCTTGTTCCCTTCGATGTTTCGAAGGTTCAACCACTTCTGGACTTTAGAGACATGATCATCATGCCAACCTCGAGCCATTCTCAGGTCTTCTTGAAGCGTCATCACAGACGGCTCATTGGACCACCGAGTAAGCTTGTCAGACTCGCTGCCAACTTTGCCTTCGAGTGTGGGCTGATCTCTCATCGTCTAGTCCTCAATAAGGCTGGGCATGTCGTTGGCCGTAATCCTTCAAACTTGTTCCGAACGAGTCCGCAGGATTGTATTGTCCACCGCTGTTGATGAACCGAGTCAGTCCACCGAAGCCACCCAGATGGGCAATGGCTCTCATCGCGTTCATGTTAATGGGAACACCACCGATTGATTGTCCCACATACTTGTCGAACCCAGCATCCTTGATCCGTTGGTCTATCTCATCGAAATGCCAGTTTGCTACGGCAATTTGAGCACCTGGGTTTTGCTTGAACTGCTCGGGAGTATAGTTGGCCGGCAGAACTCCAGCTCTCTGGGCATCTTGAAGGCGACTCTGACCAAACTGCAAAAACCCAAAGTGTCCGGGTTTACCACCGTGGCCTGCTTCTGAGTTAGCAGCCATCCAGTTTCCGCCAGATTCGGTATCAATCAAAGATCTTGGAACATTGTCCTGTAATCCAAAGACTCCAAGTTCATCTCGATACTGGCCATCCTTGAAAGGTGCAGGTTTCGGAGGATGAGCTTTACGCCCATCCATAATCTGACTGAACTTCTCCCAAGCTCCCAAACCATACTGACGAGCCCGATCGAGGTTCTCCTCGATACCGGGTCCAAAGCTCATCAAACCTTGAGCAAATGGATTTCTGTCGTAGTCGGTTTGCATTGGGTCAGTCTTTCACTTCACATCATCTCACACCAGGTTGGATACTTGTACCAGCTTGGAACCAATCAGGTCGAGCATTCCTTCTGTCTCGTTTCGCTCTGTTCGATCAAATATCTCAGAACGTGATCGGCATGTTCATCCAGAACCAGGTACTGGGATTGAGTAATCCGAATGTCACTCGTCAAAAGACAGTAGTTCGGTGCTGTCGCTACAGGCTTCTGGTGATAGCAACCCGCTAGAGCAAGCACGGCTCCGACGCTCATCAGCAGTCGCATTCTCGATCTCCTCGATCCGTTTGTTTCGTTCTTCGGTGTCTTGTGAATTTCGTTCGGCTTCCTTGATTTGGATCTCTTTCAAAAGGTCGTCCTGAGCATCCTTTCGGATCCAGGCAGCACCAGAAACAAGAGCAGCTACCAGAGCTGCTGTCAGTCCAAGTCCAAGACCAAGTCTCAGCATCATCAGAATCCCATCGTTGGATGCACCAGAGCGAAAGCTAAAAGAGTAGCTACAGCCAGATAATGAAAAATACGGAGGATCATGCTCTGACCTTTCTTAGCAAAAGCTCCAGAACGTGGATCACCACATCCCAGAAAGTTCTCTGAATCCTTGTGGGAGCTTTTTCTTCTGCCATCTCAGCAGAGAGGTTCTGAACCTTGGTTACTCGAGCAGTCCATCCTCGAATGAACGCAGGAGCATGAGCCCTGCTCTCAAGATACGCTTGCCGAGCTCTAGCAAAGTAGTGGATTACAGACAGGGGAGAGGCTTTCTTCAAAGCTCCCATAGTGATGGGGCCAAAGAAGCCGTCTACGGGTACTCCCAGGACGCCTTGGAGCAATTTGATAGCTCCCCTGGGTCCATGGTGAAAGCTGGCGTCAGAGAGCGTGTAATCGACTCCAGCAGGCAACTCATCGCCTCTGACTGGGTCCCAGTAGTGCTGCCTAAAGATGCCGGCTGCAACGTCTCTCGAGACTTTTCTGACATCGTTTTTGTCGATGTCTCCATCACCATCGAGATCCAAGCCTAGACGTTTCAGAGTCCCGATGGTGATGCCAAGATTAGTGGCGCCGCCTGGATCTGACGGATGATCTACGTAACCCCCCTCAGAGAGGAGGATTTCATCTACAATCCTATCAAACAGTCGGCGCATACTTTTACAGCTTTCCCAACGCTTCAAGCACTCCACCAATCACACCGACGACCACCAAGCCGGCGATGAGACCCAGTGCCATCTTTTTTGCTTTTGCTTTCTGTTCTTCAGTCATGATCTTTCCTCTCAAGTTGACCCGCCGACACGGCGAGCTCGGGCATACCAGCCCTCTACGAACAGCCCGATCAGGGCTGAACCCACGATGATGATGTCTGGATCGCTAATCAGCGTGTCACCCATTTCTTGGGTAACCAGGCCGTAAGTGATCATTGCTCCGACGCCGTAACGAATGACGATCCGTGCCCAAGGTGCGTACATCTCATTCTCCCATGAACCAGTTGGAAAGGATGGTGACGACGATGGCTGCCATCGAGAGAATCAAAGCTATTGCTGCATTTCGCTCAGATGCGTCTCGTCTCTCTTGGTCTGACGATGCCGTCTGTTTAGTGTTTGTCAGGGTGTTGGTTTCGATCTCTGGTTCCAGTTTGGCCAGTCGTCTCTGAATTTCTTGCATCTGCGTCATCAGAGTGACGCTGTCCCTATGAACTGCCTTTTGGTCAGCTGAGAGCTCTCGCAACCGTTCGTTCTGAACTTCCTGGTTTGCTTCGATACGTCCCAGAACTTTGGACACATTCTCTTCGGACACAGTACTGACCCTCACGCTTCAAGTTCATCTGGAGCGCCCCATCGGTAACCAGTTCCCCACACCGCTTCGATCTGACTGAAATCCGGATCTACCTTGTGAAAGGCTTGACGGATCCGCTTGATGTGGGAGTCCATCAACCTGTACTCGGCGTGAGTCGGGTAGTTCAGGTAATCCATGAGAAACTCTCTGGTTCGAACCCACAAAGGCTTTTCAGCCAACAAGTGGACCAACCTGATCTGTTTGACGGAAAGGGAAACAGGTTTGTTTTTCCACTCTGCCAACAGCAGATCGCAAGAGATGGTCAACGATCCAACGACTACAGTGTCGTCTCCTTTGACCTTTGCTTTCTCCGTGATGATACCTGACCGTTTGACGTCATCGAGCCTGCATTGCAACGCTTCGAGATTCACACGCATCTCGTTAAGCGCCTTCTGCATGATATCGATTTCAGTCATAACTCAGGATTTCTGCATTGCTCGCGTTCTGTGAAGAATTCGGGGCTAGTGAAGAGTTCCTGCCTTAGAGCCGAGTGCTTTCACGGCATAGAATACATGGTGTGGTGTGGTGTGAAAACACTGAAATCAGAAAAGACCAGCAATCAGTGTTTTGAACTGGTTGGCTACCGTTCTCATCTCTGCCCGTGTCGTCTTCTGTCGGATCAGGTTGTTAGCCGTTGTTCTGTAGTTCTCGAGCTGAGACATCTTGGATTTGAACGCCTGACCCTTGGACCAGAAGAGCTGCGCTACATCAAGAGCTGTGGCACCATTCACGCCCACTTCTGCGGCAATGAACGGGTAATCTGTGAGATCCGTAGGGTAGGGGGTCTGAGCCAGGAAGGTCTTCGCTTCCTCGTACTTCTCTCGGTAGACCGTTTCCTGGCCCGCAATCTTGGGCATCAACCTTGAACGCGCTTCATCGGTCAACTCGTTGATACGCTGAACTCCCAGATCTCTTAGAGCGTTCACATCGCCAATGGTCGGCTGACCGTTAACCACCGTTATGGTGTGAAGGTAGTCGAGTTTGGACTCCGGAAAATCGATCCAATCACCAGAAGGAGCAGCGTCTGCTGGACCCTTGTAGGTATGCAGAGCTTTGCCTGTAACCGGATCATAGTAGAGACGAACCGTATCGCTCATGTCGGACCCATCCTGTGGAAGGCGTAGCCTATCGTTCTGGAGTTGCCATCAGAGCTGATGACGTTCGGCCGTTTTGCCGCAAAGAACGACACCGTTTCCCCGGCTCCTATCCAAATGATTGTACCCTGCTCGTCAATTTCCAGCTCAGTGATCGGAAAACCGGAGTAACCTTGGGTTTGCAGGATCCAGAACCCTGGCCCGAGATCTGGGAAGATCGTGGAGCCTGTAGCGCTGGATCCCTTAGTGAACGTCCCAGTGGCTGTGGGTCTGGTCGTTACAACATCTGCGACGACATTCGTGTCCCCGCTATTGCTATCAATGATAACCTTACCCGGAGACCCACTAGCACCGCCTCCTGTGCCGCCAGCACCGATTGTAATAACGAGACTGGGAGTAGTGTACCCAGAGACATCGTAGTTTACGACGTTCACCAGGGACGAAGCCTTACCTCCAGCCCCACCACGACTGCTTCCGTAACTACCACCACCACCAGCGCCATAACCTGTACCCGGTCCTGGCGCAATAATACGAGTTGCGTAAGCGTCTTCCCCAGGTGGGTCATACCATTCCAGATAGCCTGGGGATCCCCCGGTGCCCCACATAGATGATTGACCTCTTTCACCCGATTGCGTGTTAACAGGGTTTCCACCTGTACCGCCCAGGCCTCCTGTAGCTGTCCAGCTTATACCTGTGGGGACCCCTCCGTCGTAAAGCTCGATAACGGTGTCTCCGCCGTTTTGGCCAGCAGTACTACTGTTCCCTGCTTGACCTCCGCCACCGCCGCCCATCAACTGAAGAGTAATGTTCGCCGTTCCTGCGGGAAGGTTATGCGTTGTCGGTGTCGTGTATTCCGACGGAGATGTGGGGATAACGACGGTTTTGAAGAATTTGGCGTTGAGGATCTCAATCCCCGTTTGAGACGTTCCTCGGATATACTCGTCTCTGGTCCCTTGGTTTTTGCCGATCGAAAAGCCAAAACCCAGTGTGCCGCCACCATCATCCGTACGACCCAAATAAATACCATCGTTTGTGGTATCGAACGGACTCTGACGCCCCATCACGAAGGCACCAGTGATCGCGTCAATGTTCAGCGCCCCGTCGACTTCCAGGTACTGAACGCTCATCAGACCCGCACCAATACGGTCGGCGTTTAGCGACCCGGTGATGATCTGGGAGCCATCGATAATGGTTCCACCGTCAGAAACGTAAGGAGCGGGCTCAGTGGCAAATTCATGAGATTCCGTAAACTGCCACTGGAAGCTCGTAATTCTACTAATACCCGCGTCAGTCCCAGCATACTTCTCGATGTGCGGCCGAGCGTAGGCAGCCGATACAGGAGCCTGTCCTTTGACCCAGTAAACAGGCCAGCTGGCTGGATTGGTAGCTGAGCCAGGAGTATTGCTAGGCAAAGCAGAAGTTGACGATGAAATGATCGAACCAGCTTCGTTTACCCACTGGATCCTAATCTCTCCTCCACACTTTATCGTCGAGGCTCTGACGCTGAATTCGTACCACTCACCCTCTTCAACAGGAATCCCATGCCCTGGATTACCGCTTTGATCGATCGGGGGCTGATAACTGATACCAGCGTCACCTACGCTCTCTGTACCAGTCTGGGAGATTTCTAGCGTATTGTAGGTCGTCCCTGCGTAAGGGTTTCCTGCGCCGACGACGGCGTAAAAGCAGTCATCCAACTGAGGACTGGATCCATTTAGAACAAACCCTCTGGGGACCTCAGAATAGGGGAACCCTGATTCCTTGATCATATTGCCGCCGAAACCGACAGCTAGTTTGTTCACACCGACAGTGCCATCCATGATGATGTTGTCGGCTTTGATCCGCAAAGTGCTCGAGGCATTTCCAGCCACATCATCAGCAGCAACCAGTTCCAAAGAGCCCTGAGCATCTCCAGCATCCACACGCAGCATGATGCCAGCTGCCAGGTTGTCGTTGATGTTGACGACGTCCTGACGGATCACTGCGGCAGCCTGGTAGGCTTCCGTGATGTCTTCGACCTTCAGCGAGTGTAGTCGGATACGACCATTGGTCGACAGAGATGGGTTCTGCCTGATGTAGAAGAACGCCTTGTTCTTGGCTCCAACGGCCGGCAGATGTGTCGCAGTATCCAGAGCTCCTGTACCAACTTGGTAACCGTTGTCCGTGAGCTCAGTAAGATTTCCGGAGAAAACTGCTTCAAACGTCACAGCGCCATTAGCGATCGTGATGTTGGATGCTGAGAGTGTCTTCTCGACAGCTACGTCTGCTGCGACTCCTTCAACAAAGGTTGTGGCGCCAATCCTAAGCTGGACACCAGAAGAAGTCCCATCATCAACAACACGCAAGCTGGCTGTGACTTTGTAAAGCTTGTCGTTGTCGAACTCGACAGGGTAGGCCTGACCTACTCGGGTATCCGTAGCATCCGTGAATTGAGCCACATCTCCAAACACAGGATCATCTGTCAGGAACCAAGTAGTGGAAACGGGGGTCTTCGGAGAGAACGTGCTTGTGTGAGGATCCGTACACCAGGCCGTGTGAGGCAACCGGAGAATAGACACTCCCAGAGACTTGATATGACCTTCTACGATGGCCTGAACGTTGTTCAGACCATCTACCACGTTGGCATATGGGTAGCCCGTAAAGTAGCCGTCCAGCTGCGTCTGTGTGCCGCTGAGATCGATAACCACCTGATCCAGGGTAGCATTGGTTGCCGGCAGCTCAGTGTTTAGAAGCTGACTGTTAGCATTATCGATGAGAGCCAGTTCAGCCAGGACCTGATCCCGTATCGTCTCCAAAGTCGTCGTGTTTGACTGAACTTCAGACTGGAGAGTCGGAAGGTTTTGAGAAACCTGTTGATCAATATACGTCTGCTGGTCGTTCTGGAGGTACGTGAAGATTGACGCAATATCTGCGTCTTTTTCATTCCTCAGGAGCTGAATCTGTTCAGCAACGTGCGTTTGGACATAGAGGAAGTTGTCGTAAACTTCGGCCGACGTTGCTGCTGATGTCGACTGAGCTGCATCTGCATCAGCCTGAGCTGCCCCAATCAGGGACAGGTACAGGTCCAGATTGTCCTGCCAGGTTTGAACGAAAGCAGCCAGCTGATCGTCGTAGAGGTTCTGCTTTACCTCGAGCTGACTGACATCGCCTTCGATCTCGGGCAATCGGATCAGGTGCGTATAATCAGCCCAGGACTGAAAATCAGTTACACCACCAACGATACCTTCGCTGGTGACACCTAGGCTACCAAGAGAGAACGACGCTACTCCAGTGGGCATCAGATGAAGCCTTTATCCCTCAGTTTGTCGTGACCTACGCTTTCTGTTTCGTGCATCAAATCATCTGCTTCGATTAGCAAGCAGAGATGCTCATACCGACGCATCAGTGTGTCGGCTTTGGCCAGGTTCATCTCCCCGTTCATGGAGCTGTAAACCCGTGCAGCCACACGCATCTCGAGAGCCTCATGCAGCATAGGGATGAGTTCGATCTGCTCAGAGGGAACCATGGGGTTCGAAAGCTCGGGATGGGTAGCCTGATACTCGATCTTGAGAATAGTGCCGGCCACTGGAGTCGGTACGTAAAAACGATTGTAGCTGAGAAGCTTGATTCCACCGTAATCGGGATGAACGTTCACACTGAGCTGCTGCGTTTCGTCCACGTAAAGCGTCGTGGGATCATCCTGCTGCTGGATTGCCAGGATCTTGATCACGTCATCCTTGAATGGATTTGCGACGGTATCTTTGATGTAGCGAGTATTGTTGTTGTCCGGTGTCGTGTCTGTCACAGCATACAAGGAGTTCAGCTCATAGATGTTCTGATCTTCCTGGAGCTCCAAGTTCACATAACTCTTCTTATACGCAAACCGCGAATACAGAGCTTTCAGCGCTGTGTTCGTATAAGTAATCAGCGTCGACTCTTTGTCAGCCGACACGAACCCTGCCCCCTCTTTCCCGATGTTGAGGTTGCTCAGTTCGCCCAGAGACAGCTTCTCGAAGAACTCTCCCACGTTCATGTCATCAGCCCTTTCACAAGCTTCTCAGGTCAGACGATGTAAGATGAAAGCGTGGATTGGCCGGAATCGTCGTCTTCGTCGAATTCGTAGATACCGTCGCTTTTTTGTTTAGCGGGTTCATCTTCGCTCGGCTTCCATGGGTTAAGATACATGAGCATCGAGATTGTGTCGATTGCGTCGTCATGTTTGCTCTTCAAACCGTTCAACGTTGCCAGTTGAAGCTCTGACACGAACTCTCCCATAATTCGGCTGGTCTTGAGTTCTGCCGGGAAGAAGATCTTTCCAGCCTTGAAGAGAGGAACCACCAGATTGAAGCGTGAGAGTTTGTCCGTCTCAGGCTGAATCCCCTCCTGATTTCCTTTTCCTCTGGCAAAGTTGAACCAGATGTTGCGGGTCATCATCTCGTTCCGGAGCCAGGAGATGAAGGCATATTGC